TTACTAGTAAATCTCTATCTATGATCCAAAGAGTAGGTAGACTTATAAGATTTCAAGAGAATAAAGTAGGGGAGATTGTAATTTTATATGTTAAAGATAGTCAAGAAGAAAAATGGCTAAGAAATGCAGTAAAAACTTTAAACAATATAGTATGGAAAATATAATGTTTAGAAAATTTGTATACTATGAAAAAGTTTATTATATTTGTCAAAGATTAAAATTAAAGTATAATAAATTCTTTTATAACTTTTTACTGCCATGAAAATTGATATAGACTTCGAAATATTGTTAGAGACAAATATGTCTGCTGATGATTTTACTTATCTATATCTACTATATAAGAAAGAATATAGTTATATACCCAATCTTAATCTTAAACCAAATTTAGACAAGTTACAAGAAGCTGGATATATAAAGTTAGGCGAAACACCTGATCATCATGTAGTTAGACAAGAGTTCATAGATCTTTTTTCTAATGATTTTGATCAGATGTTCGCTGAGCTTATATCCACATATCCAATGAAAGTTACAACATCTAATAGAGGCACTAGAGTGTTGCATGCTAAGGATCCAGATGCTAAGGCTAATTTGAAATGTAAACTAAGGTATAAAAGAATAGTTGGAGATAAAATGTATAAACACAAGAACATAATGAAATGTTTAGACAATCAACTAAAAATAGAACGAGATAACCTTGGGTACTTACAAAATTTAGAAACCTGGATTAATAACCATACTTGGGAAAAGTATGAAAACTTAGACGAACATGACACAACAGAAAATGCCACACGGATTACAAGATCCCTTTAAAAAACACGGATTTAAAAGCATAAAACAATCAGTATCAACATCTTTAACAGAGATTAGAACTGGTATGTATGGGAAAAGACGTGTATATCCCACTAAATGGGAAAGATTAAATACTAATTTATTAGGAGGATTACAACCTGGTAAAATGTATGTTGTTGCTGGACGACCTGGTGTAGGTAAATCAGCGTTTAGTAACCAAATGATTTTTGACTTGTTAGATAATAATAAAGACAAGCAATTAATTGTATTATATTGGAGTTTCGAGATGCCCGGTTATCAGCAGATACTGAGAGCTGGCGCAAAAGGAGCAAATAAGCAAGTTAGTGAGTTGCTATCAGTACAAGAAACACTAAAGAAAGAAGAGTATGAGAAGTACAGGGATGAAGTTATTAAGTATAATGAATATCCTATTTATTTTAATAATATACCTAGAGATATAGAGTTTATCAAAAATACAAATGTAGAGGTAACAAATAAATACCCAGACTCTACTATTATAAATGTATTTGACCACTCTAGACTAATTCTTAGTGGTAAAGACCAAGAATTGCAAAAACTAAACGAGGTTAGTAAAGGTTGTATGTGGATGCAAGCTAAGATAGGGTGTATAAATATACTATTATCACAGCTAAATCGTAACATAGAGCAAGAACACCGTGCTAAAGCACAGTATCAACCATTGCTAACAGATTTGTTTGGTGGTGATAGTATAGGTCAAGATGCACATGTTGTGTTAATGCTACAAAGACCTAATGATTTATATGGTATTACAGACACATATTGTGGAGAAAGTCCTATTAAATTACTAGCTGTGCACGTAGAGAAAAATCGTGACGGTTTACTAGGTATGATACCGTATGAAGCAGAAATGTCAACATTTACTATTAACGAAAGAAAAAAATAATGTTTAAAAAAATATTTAACCTATTTATAGGAGTAGAAAATCAAAACGAAAAATTAATAAAAAATATAGAAAACTATGAGCAAAAGGAACGGCAAAAACAAAGCCAGAGTAGCAATCTTAAACGAGATAAACTACACAGACAAAAGAATGAAAAGATTCAAAAATAATGAAGAGGAACTTTCAAGATTACAATCTAAAAGAGATACTTTAAGGAGTAAATTAAAAACTAAATAATATGCTAATGGAATTACCAAAAACAAAGGTAAAGGCTAGCCGTAAATCGCCTAAGAATATGATAATATATGGTCCACCTAAAATAGGTAAGACTACAATACTGTCAGAGTTAGATAACTGTTTAATTATAGATTTAGAAGATGGCTCTGATATGGTTGATGCTTTAAAAGTTAAAGTAAATAACCTTAAAGAACTAGCTGATATAGGTAGAGAAATAATTAAACAAGGGAAACCATATAAATATATTGCTATTGACACTATATCTAAACTAGAAGAATGGTGTGAAGAAGAGGGTAAAAAGATTTATATGAAAACGCCTATGGGTAAAAACTTTGATACAAAAAATCCAGGTATGTCAATATTAGCACTGCCTAATGGTGCAGGTTATTTATATTTGCGGATGGCATACAAAAAGTGGATTGATAGATTAAATTTACTTGCTGATAGAATTATACTAGTAGGTCACCTAAAAGATAAGATGTTAGAAAAGAAAGGTAAAGAAGTTTCTGTCAAAGATCTTGACTTAACTGGTAAAATAAAACAAATTACATGCGCTAATGCAGATGCTGTAGGCTATATATATAGGGAGGGAGATGAGACTATGGTTTCGTTTAACTCTTTAGATGATGTAACTGCAGGCTCTAGATGCGATCACTTAAAAGGTCAGACTATACCTATGAAATGGTCAACAATATTTATAGATTAATAACCAATTAAACACAAAAAAATGATTGAAATGAGAAAAACCCCGGAGACAGGAGGACAAACTCCTGCGCAAATTACTGTTTCTATGATCGACCAAGATCTTAAGGACGGTATTAGTAAGTCAGAAATGGCAAAAAAGTATAATATTAAACCATGGGAAGTAGATGAGATGTTTAAACATCCATTCCTTAAAGGTAGAAGACCTAGTAGAAAGAAGTCTTTATCTTTTAGTTTTATAGATGATGTAACTACATCTGCAGAAGAAGTTTTTGTAGATCCTAATCAAGTAACTTTAGAAGATGCTATAGACGAAGCTATTGAATCAGTTGAAGAAGTTAAAGATCAGATGCAACAAACTCAAGAAGCTATTATAGACATGTTAAGTCCTACAGAGTTTAAAACTCCAGAAGAAAATGTAGTTAATACATTAACTGATGAGGCTGAAGAAGTAGAAATAGAAGATGAAGACGATACAACGTTTGAATTATAATTAATAACCAATAAAAATAAATAAAAATGGCAATACAAAGTAATGCAAGTACAGAAGAAGTAGTAGGTGGAATTAAAACTTACTCAGGTTTAACAAATGTAAAAGTTATAGCAGTAAATCCAACAATGGCGGAATTACATGCTATGGACATTAATGTTAAGCAAGAACCTAATTATAAAGTATCATTTAGCGATCAAGATTACAATAAAGTTGTATTTTGGTTAGCAAATGCAGATGGTAATTTTAAATTAGAAATATTAATGACAAATACTCCTAGAGTTTCACAAGCAGGAAAACACCAGTGGATTAATGCTGTTGGTCAATCTACATGGTCTACAGATGAACCAAGTTATGAGTGGTGGAAATCAGAAGGTCAAAGAAAAGCTTATGTAGGAGAAGAAACTTTAATTAACTTTGTTAAAGCATGGGCTAATGTAGCATCTGGAGATGATGTGTCTTTTGATACTATGGATGCTATAGCTAACGGAGATTTAGCAGAAGTTAAAGCTTTAATAACTGCGCTTCAAAATAATGAAGTTAGAGTTCTTATAGGCGTAAAAGATGACAAATATCAACAAGTGTATACTAAATATTTTGGTAGAGTAAAACCTCAACGAAATGATTTATTTGTAAAAGCTCTTAATGATGATTATGGTTCTTTTAATGCTGATTTTAATGCTGATTTAGTGTGGGGCACACATAAACCAACTAGCGAACTAATTTCACCAGATGCTCCTGCAGAAGATGAAGATTGGACTGCTGAACCTGCAATGGCAACTGCACAATCTGATGAAGACTTACCATTCTAATGGTAATTCAAAGTAGGAACAGTGAAGATCACTTACATACAAATGTCATACTTGGTAAAATTACTGAGTATGACATTTTTAAGTATTATTGTCCTAGCTTTATAGAAATACGTAAAAAATTTAAAAGCGAATTGCGTAAAGATAATTCTCCTACAGTTTCTATAATACCTTATAACGGCAGATTATTATATAAAGATTTTGGTTATTTAGATCATAGTTTTGATTGTTTTAATTATGTGCGGTATAAATTTGGATGTTCTTTTATTGCTGCTTTGCGAATTATAGATTGTGATTTTAATTTAGGATTGAGTTCAAAAAAAGATGTTATTAATTTTACTATGGGTTATATGGCATATAGACAAAGCAAAACTCCAAAATTTACCGAGTCTCAAGTTATTATTAGAAAGAAAAAGCGACACTGGACTAAAGAAGATGCGAAGTTTTGGTCTCAATATTTGGTTAATAAAGATTTATTAATTAAGTTTGCTGTCGAACCAATAAGTCATTTCTGGGTTAATAGCGCTAGATTCAGTTGTCAATCAATCAGTTATGCTTTTCGATTCAATAATAGGTATAAAATCTATTCTCCTTATGATACTAAAAATAAATGGCTAAGCAACACAAAAAAAACAGACGTGCAAGGCTATAAACAACTCCCAAATAAAGGTGAGAGGGTAATCATTACATCATCTCTTAAAGATGTTATATGTTTACACGCTGCAGGTTATAATGCAATTGCAATGCAAAGCGAAATGCAAATTCCTGAGCAAAAATTAGTAGATAATTTAAAATCTAGGTTTAAACGAATAGATGTTTTATACGATAACGATTTCGATAAAGTAAATAATCCTGGTCAGACAATGGCTAAGAAAATTTGTGATTTATATGGTTTTAATAATATTTGTATACCGACTAGTTTTGAATCTAAAGACCCATCTGATCTAGTTAGTAATACAAATGGATTTACTAATTTAAATTTTATATTAGATGACTAGAGATGAGATTATTGAAAAACTAAGAACACGAAAAGGATTTTTAAAAAAAGGAGCACAGTGGTTAGCTGACAAATGGGAAGTAGACATAGCAATTATTAAAGACTGCAAAAAGCTTGTAACTTCTGAAGAGTGGGTACAAGAACGTATGAACAATGACAATGGACACGAATTAAGTCAAAGTCAGGCATTTACAAAACATTTATTAGATAATGGATTAACTATGGCAGATGTAAAATCTGTTAAATTTTGGCAAAACTTTAATGGAGATCAAAGATATAGTATAGTAACTCATAACCAGTGGCATGAACAGCCCCAGGTTAAAGATGAGTTATTAAATTATATAAAAAATAGGTCTGCTAAAGTGCCAAAGCTTAAATATAAAAAATCTAAAGATCCTATCTGTTATGAAATATCTTTACCTGACATACATTATGGTAAAATAACCGATGAAAGTCCAGAGGCATTAGAAAGACACTATTTACAGGTTATTCAAGATTTACATAGAAAAGCCGATGGCTTAGAAATTGAAAGATTTCTTTTACCTGTAGGTAACGATGGACTTAACTCAGAAGGTATGAGTAGAGCTACAACTAAAGGTACACCTCAACAAGATAGCATGCGTTGGCGTCAGTCTTTTAGAGGTTATTGGCATTTAGTTACAAAAGCAATTGAGTATTTAGCACAATTTGCTCCAGTAGACGTTGTGGTAATTCAAGGTAATCATGATTTTGAACGTATGTTTTATGTAGGAGAAGTTTTAGCAGCAATATATCATAATAATAAAAATGTAAATGTAGACAATAGTTTAGATTCTCGTAAATATTATGAATATGGTACTAATATGATTATGTTTACACATGGGGATAAAGAAAAACCTCAAGAGCTTCCGCTGTTGATTGCTACTGAGCAGCCAGAAATGTGGAGTAGATGTAAAGTTCGAGAGGTGCATTGTGGACATAAACACAAAGAAATGCTTAATGAGTATATGGGAACTAAAGTTAGATTTATACCTAGTATATGTGCTAATGATGCTTGGCATAAAACTCAGGGATATGTAGGAACGTTACGTTGCGGACAAGCATTTATTTGGAATAAGAACAGAGGGCTGGAAGGGTACCTCCAAACTAATATCATGAATTATGGTGTGGAAAAGGAGAGCTAAGAAAGCAGGAAGATCTAAAGTAAAGAATGCGAAAAAAAGTACTTATGATGGTAAGAACTTTCAATCTAATTTAGAGCTTTATTGTTATAAACGATTAGAAGACGCAGAAATATTAGTAGAATACGAAGAACACACATTTACTATATTTCCAGCTACAGTGTATCCTCAAGCATGCTATGAAGGTACAGCTAAAAAACTTTATAATAAAGGATCTAAAATCAGACCTATTACATACACACCTGATTTTGTAGATCCCAACGGTAAATTTATTATCGAAACAAAAGGCTATGCAAATGAGTCTTTTCCTTTAAGGTGGAAACTATTTAAAAAACATCTTAAAGATAACAATCATCATTATGTGCTTTTTATGCCAAGAAACAAAAAGCAAGTAGATGAGGTTGTTGAGCTTATAAAACAACTATAGGTTAAGGGGGAGGTTAGTAATTTAAAGGGCGCTATTGCCCAATATAACTCTGCGGTTATACTTTGTGAACTATTACAATTCCTCCCCTTTTTCCTTTTTATTAATCAATTAAACAATTAAACAAATGGCATATTTAGTAAGCCCTTGCTGTGGGCACGATTACAGCGACACACTAGACGATGAAGGATATGAAGTTTATATCTGTGATAATCCTAAATGCAAAGAAGAGTTTTCAGAACCTGTAGAAGACTACGAGTTTCATGACCGTATGAGAGATGCATACTTAGAGGACCGTATGGATGAAAGAAGGCTGGGA